AGGTGAATCTGACAAGAGTATTTCGCTCGGCCTCGGTGAACTTCCTGATGGCACTTGGCTGACAGGTAGCAAGGTGAACGATGACGATGTTTGGATGCGGGTGAAATCGGGTGAACTTACAGGTTACTCAATCGAGGTTGATCTTGATCGGGTGCTTGTCGGTGCTGATCCTGTAGATGAACTCGTAAAAGAAATGGAGCAAATCATAAATTCAATATAAATGAAAACAGTTATCTTCACCCTACTGATGGCCGTCACAATTACAGGCTATTCTCAACTTACCGCAAACGATGTCGGACTTCCGCAGGACGTTTACGACGCCTACAAGAATGTAGTGTTCACGCAGGAATATGTTCCAGGCGCACTTGAACTTACCAAACTTGAAACCAAGCGCACAGTGGCAGGCGTAACAACCACAACAAAGGAGGTTGTTCTTCGGCCATCGCGAAACGTCACGCCTAAGACTACGCAGTCAGGTGTTTACGGTCTGAACCTGATCTCAAACTTCGTGCATGAATTCGGTTACGACAACATCGCTCAACATGATTCAGGTTATGTGTTCACTGATACAGGAGATGGAATGCGTTTCAATGTCTGGACAAAAAATGGCAAGTATTATTCTCAGCTTCTATGGCCTGACTACGGTTTCAGACTTACCGATCCTTACACCAAGAAGTCACGTTACTACACCGAAGCCGAACTAATGACACTGAAATACTTCCCAAGTGGATCAAAGTCACAGCGAACAATTACACGAAATGAACTTGCGCAGTTTTCCAATCGTTACCGGATAGGTTCAGTAGTCAATCCACAAACACACGTCACAAGTCTATTTGCGACTATTGATCGTATCAGCCAAAATGAGTACAGAGGCAACATATACATCAACGGAAATCTTGTGACATCGAGCGCGACACTTCCACTGATTACTTCATATGGCACGACAGGCATCAGAGTGGGTGCGGTTCGCTGGAGATTCCTTAATGAGTGCGTTCCGAACGATGGCGGGCAAATGACAACTACCAATGTCATGGGTTCGTTATACTACGAATACGGAAACTTCGGTACCTGTGATGGTTCATCTTCGGGCGTAGTTGATAACACCACACTGACCACAACCATTGTATCAGGCTCATCATTCGATTATGATTCGACAAGTGATGTTGTAACATACAATTCAAGCAAAGACATGGCTATTTGGTTTAACTTTGAAACGCAGATAGCCAACGGGAAGAACGAAGGTGGGGATGGATATTGGAGTGTGACAGACAACCGCAGAGCAATATCGCTCGGTGATCTTTAGGATTTTGGTTTTTAGATAAAATAGTTTAGTTAGGTTTTAAATGAAAAGCCCCTCAAACGTGAGGGGTTTTTTCGTTATCACTCACTCCGCCATTTCAGATTCAAGGAAGGAAAGTATCAACCGCCTCTCATCGTCGCTCAGTTGATCTATAATCGTGTGAGCATAGTACGGCTTGCACTTATCTTCGAGAATCGAATAAGGCCAAATGTTCTTGTCTGATTTGAAGTCGATCAGATAAATGTCGTCATGATTCCGATCAATAGCAACGGGAGCAAACCCATTCACAACGAGCAGCAACTCACTTGCATGATCTAACCCTGACTTCTTATCGTTCGGCCAAAGACCCGTGAAGCCTGAACCGATGCAATCCTTCGCGTAACCGTAACCCTTCAGATATTCCGCGCAATCAGTGGGGAAGCTGTACTGTGTACCTTTGTACATACACTGCCCCGGCAAACCTTCACGGCTGATCTCAACAATCTCACGTTCGCAGGTCTGTCTGATCGCCCAACGTGAAATCATTCGCCCTGCCCCGATTAGTTTATTCTCATGGCGGTTAGTGTGGATCATCGCCCGACCTGTTGAGAGTTCATAGTAACAGTTCCTTCTGAATCCGATGTAATCAAGGCGGCTGTATTGTTCAAGATAATTGAATCCTTCGTTAGTCAGAACATCGTCGTCACCCATGATTATGAAGTGGGTGAATTCAGATGAATGTTCATATGCCATCCGTAGTGCAGCGTTCCACTTTTCGCCAGGCCGATTCTTTTCGAGTTCAGCAATTCCGACAACATTCTCATCACTTGACAACAGCAAGTAGTCTGCGGTTTCGCTTACGGTATAAGCTGCCACGACAGGAACGCCCAAACGACGAGCGCAGAGTAGCACTAATTCACTGACACGGGAGCGACCGTTAAGACAGGTCACGATGCAGGGGTTAAATGTGTTCATAAGGCAAAGATATAAAGAAAAGTTTACCACACAAGCCTTTTCGTGAAAAAATAAACATTCGGATATTTTACATGAAACGCAATCTCATGTCAGCAAAAGATAAAATCACCGAACTGTACCACAAGAATCTTGAATTCTTCAAGAAAATCGGACTCAAACTTTCCGAAGAAAAAGCGATTGAATTCATGGCCGAAGGCAAATTAGCCGATGGCACGATTGTGAAAACTCCATCCGCTTCATTCGAGGTTGGTGCTGAGGTTTACGTTGTAGGTGAAAACGGTGAAACACTTGCTCCCGCAGGTGAACACACCCTCGAAGATAACACTGTGATCGTTGTCGGTGACGATGGAATGATTGCAGAAATCAAAGAGGTTGAGATGAAGAAAGAAGAAGAAGAACTCAGCCAAGAGGATGCACTTGAAATCATCAAGTCGCTCAATGATCGTGTGACTGAACTTGAAACAAAACTCAGCGCGATTGAAGTTGAAAAGGACAGCGAAACGCAGGCACACGAAGCAACGAAAGAAGAACTTTCAGCCAAGTCAAAGGAACTCGCAGTACTGAAGAAGAAGGCGTCTGCCGATTCAGTGAAGGACGAAAAGTTCAGCACAAAAAAGAATAACGAAACCACCAACGAACCAAAGAAAGGTTCACGCGAATGGTTTCTCAAATACACAGAACAGTAATCTCACCAAAAAAAGCAAAATAAAATGCCAACAACTACTTCACTCACTACCACCTACGCAGGAGAATTGGCCGGTGAGATTCTTGCACCCGCACTGACCGAACTGAAATCACTCGATTTCGTAACGGTAAAACAAAACGTTCCTTACAAGACCGTAGTTCGCACCATCACAGATAGCGTGACGTTCGAGGCCGGTACTTGTGACTTCACCCCAACGGGCACGATCACACTTGCCGAGCGTATCTTGACACTCGAAGAGTTTCAGGTTCAGCGTCAAATCTGTAAGAAGGATTTCTTCACAGACTGGTCAACTCGTGACGTGATGTCTGGCCGTGTGAATGCCGAAATTCAGGCTGCAATCCTTGAGCGATTGACAGGTGGTATCGCTGCGAATCTTGAATTGAATGTACTGTGGAAAGGTGCCAATGGCACAACAGGACAGTTCGATGGATTCGGTACGATCATCGACGCCAATGCAAACGGTAACGTGAACTTCGTTGCTACACCTGTTGCGTTGACAGTGGACAACATCATCTCAAAGGTTGATGCCTTGATCGCTGCAATGCCTATCGCGGTTAAGTCTGCAACTGAAAAGCCGATCATCTACATGAACCAACTCACATGGGAATTGTTCATGCGTGCGCAAATCGCAGCCGGCAACGGATGGTATGCAAATCTCGGCCCAGCGATGGCAGGTCTGAAGTACATGGGATTGTATGAGATCGCGGTTTGTCCGGGTATCGCAAACAATACAATGTATATGGCTCGTAAGTCGAACTTGTGGTTCGGCACATGGTTGACCAACCAGATGAATGAAATTTTCATCCTCGACATGAAAGAGAATGATGGCTCGCAGAATGTTCGTTACGGAGCGACGTTCTATGCAGGTGCGCAGATCGGATTGACTTCTGAAATCGCAGCCTACGGACCTGGATTGTCGTAATCAACTGAATTCATAACGGGCGGCTAACAACCGCCCTAATACAATAAAAAAATGCCTTGTTTACTCACATCAGGATTCACATCTGACTGCCTCGAAGGTGCTGGCGGTGTGAAAGAAGTGTTCTTCCAAAATTGGGAAGATTTTTCTGCCGGTATTACCTTCGATGGAACGACCGGTGAAGTTGATGCCCTTCCCGAAGCGACATTGTACCGTTACGTTCCACTCAAGAACTCGGCATCATTTACCGATGCTTCGGTTCCATCACAGGAGAACGGAACACTGTTCTTCACACAGACAGTGACACTTCGTTTATCTGGTCTTTCGATGGCAAAGCGCAACGAGATTTTGAATCTTTCAAAAGCTAAAGTGATCGCATTCGTTCGCACAATGCAGGATCAGATTTGGATCATCGGTCGTCAAACAGGATTGTACTTGTCAACAGGTCAGGCCGCAGCAGGTCAGGCTCGTGGTGATTTCAACGGTTATGAAATCACAATGACTGCCGACGAACCACTTCCGGCAGAGAAACTCGAAAACTTTACATCAGTTCCATTCGACAACTTCGCAGACATTACAGTATCGCCCGCGTATCCAGGCGTATCGTGATCGTAGATTATGGTTATTAAGTGAAAAGGGTGGGTATTTGCCCACCTTTTTTTTTGAAATGATAAATCTTGTAACAAATACAGCCAATCAAACAGCGTACTTCACGCTCGATGAGGCACGTCAATACTTCAGCGAAACATTCACGCACTACCTTGTCATCATTACACGGACAGAGAATCAACCATCGGGCGAAAATATTGCTCAGGTTCCGACGATCTTAGAAGATAACGCCCGTTATACTTCGCTCAGACTTACAACAGTTGGCCTACATTCAACAGGTCAATACAATTACGTTGTGTATGGTCAGAACTCAAGCTCCAACCTTGATCCCGAGAATGCTTCGGTGGTTGGTTTACTCGAACGTGGCATGGTTACGATGACCGATAACACGACTATCTTTGTCACATTAACACAAGAAATTGCAGATGACTACCGATCCTAAGCAAATCAACCAAATCACCCGAATGAACTTCGAGGTATATACTCCGGTATCAACTAAGGAGAAGATTGATCGTTCCGGTTGGTTGAATTACGGTGATCGCAATGATTTCCCGAACTATCTTGTGGAGATCAAGCAGTCGTCACCTGTTCACGGTTCGCTCGTGCGTAGTATCGCTGACATGGTAGCCGGAAAGGGAGATCAGTCAGGAACATTCACGCCCGAAATGATCGGTAAGATTTCCAACGATCTGATTACTCAGGGAGGGTTTTATCTTGAGGTCATTTATACTATTGACGGCACGAACATCAGCAAGGTTAATCATCTTCCGTTCTGCAATGTTCGACTGTCGGTTAATGAATATCTTGAGATTGATGGAGTGTGGTATTCCCGCGACTGGTCACAGTATAAAAAGAAAGGATTTGAGCCAAGATTCATCGACTTATTCAACACAGGTGCACCCGAAAAAAGTCGTCAGTGCATCATCTGTTTTGAACCTACCGATGGAGTAGAAAAATACCCAAAGCCTGACTATTGGGGTGCGATTAATCACATCGAAACGGCTCGGCAGATTGGACTATATCATGCCAATTCATTCTTGAATGGCCTATTCCCTTCCTTCATCATCAACATGAGAAACGGCATTCCTGATCCTGATGAACAGAATCAAATCATCATGGATTGGGAGGGCAAACTTTCGGGAGCGAAGAACACAGGAAAGTTCATCATCACGTTCAATAATCCAGGCTCGGACAATTCACCTGAGATAACGAGCTTCCCGATGACTGAAGCCAACACTTCGTATCTTGAACTATCATATCGCCAATGCACCGAGCAGATATTCATTGCGCACCGTGTGACTACTCCGCGAATCTTCGGGGTTGCAGACAGTGGAAACGGCCTTTCTTCAAACACAGACGAGATGCTTGTCGGTTTGAATATCTTCAACGCTCAGGTGATCGAACCAAAGCGTAGAATGATCGAAACGACGCTTAATAAGATCACCGAATTCAACAGTGAACCCGAAGTTAAGATTACGTCGAATGAGATCGTGTTGAAGCCGGGTGAAGCAGTGGGCGCACAAGCGGAAGAGGGTGTTGATGTTGCGGCAACAGCACTGAATGGAGCGCAAATCGCATCGCTTGTTGAAATTATTATACAAGCGTCCACGGCAATTATTCCGATTGAAAGCGCGAAAGCAATTATTACCGCATCATTCCCGACACTTACTCAGCAGCAGGTTGACGATATATTCACGGGCGTTGTGCCGGGCAGTGTCAACCCTGCTGAAATTGCACTTCGAGCGATGCGAATCGTGATGAATAAAAACAAATCCGAACTCGATAAATTCATCGAACAGGGTGAAGCTACACCCGCAGGTTATATCCTCATAGATTCATTCGAAGTGACAGACGATGACGATGATCACACCGATAAACTCAGGTCGCTGCACTTTACATCAACAGGAACGGCACGTCCTAACTCAAGATCGGAGCAAGATGAGAGAATTGACGATAAGTTATTCATCACCCGTTACCGGTATCGTGGCGAATTGAAAACAGACACACGGGAGTTCTGCCGCAAGATGCTTTCATCGGATAAACTCTACCGTAAGGAGGATATTTTGCAGATGGAAAACAAAGCGGTGAATCCCGGATGGGGGCCTGAGGGTGCGAACACTTACAATATTTGGTTCTACAAAGGCGGTGGAAACTGTCACCACTTTTGGCAAAAGGAAGTTTATGTGAGTGCAGAGGGTGCAGGTATTGACGTTGAAAATCCAAACGCTCAAGGCATCGCAGTTCGCAAGGCTCAGGCTGCCGGATATGTAGTCAAAAATGAAAAGTTAGTCGCTCAGCTTCCTGTCGATATGCCTAACAACGGATTCTTACCAACAAACCCTATCTATGGCAATTCCTAATAAAACAATACTCGCCCCACTTACCTACATTAAGAAGGTAACGCAGATCAATTCGCCCGTTGATGATAATATCATGAGCGCGGCGGCATACATCGCACAAGATAAATGGGTGAAACCATACCTCGGTGATGCACTGTATGACAAGATCGTTGAAGATTCAAACGACAATTCAATCACCGGTGACTACTTGATACTTCGCGATCATTACATGGTTGATGCAATCGCATGGTGGTGCTATGTTGAAGTGTTGCCACACCTTACATACAAGATCGACAACGCGACAATCGCCCAGC